ACCAAGACATTTACACAGTGCCTGCACGATTTACGACTGAAGTAAACAGCATATATATTAACAATGCTTCTAGTTCGTTAGTCACATTTAGCTTAGATTGGTACGATGCAGCATCAACAACGTTTTATACTTTAGCAGAACTTGTTGAATTACCTGCAAACTCACTATTACAAATTACAGATTATCCTCTGTATTTGATTGGTAGTGATAAGATACGAGGTCTTGCAAGTGCAAACAGTGCTGTAAATATAACAGTATCCCTAGAGGAGTTCTTTCAAACTTCTCTATAATTTAGCCCAAAGGAGAGATAAATGGCTATTACAACTGCAATGTGTACTAGTTTTAAATCAGAGTTATTAGGTGGTTTACACGACCTTGATACTGATTCACTTAAACTAGCACTTATTAAAGCATCCCCATCAGGTACATATGGTGCTGCTACAACTAACTACTCTGACGTAACAGGTAACTCTGATGAAGCAAGTGGTACAAACTATACTGCAGGTGGTCAAGTATTAGATGGTGCAACTATTGCTGTAGATGGTACAACTGCTACTGTAGACTTTACTGATGAAGTATTCAGTAACGTAACTGTATCTGCTGATGGTTGTATAATTTATAACACTGCAAACAGTAACTCTGCTATCTGTGTTATTGACTTTGGTGGCACAGTATCTGCTACTGCAGGTGATTTAACTATAGAGTTCCCAACTGCTGACGCATCAAACGCTATTGTACGCATAGCTTAAAGGAGTAGGACATGGCGTTCTACGATTCTGATGATGCTTTCTATGGTACTGGGCAGTATGGTGCCGCAAGTTATGGTGTCATAAACCCTACTGTTTCTTTGACAGGTGTTAGTGCAACTGCTCTTACACGTACCTTACATATAGATGCTTTTGAAGTAGACATCACAGAACCTCTAAACGTCACTCCTGCTCTTGCAGGCTCTATAGGCTCTGCTACAGTTACCAATGATTCAACTTTAACCCTTACAGGTGTAGTTGGCACAGGACAGATTGGTACAGTTTCACCAAACATTGCTTTTGGTATTACTGGAGTAAGTGCTACAGGTAGTGTCAATATTGTTTCAGAAAATGTAACTGAAAAAGTTACAGGTGTCGTAGGAACATTTACTCTTAACGCAGCAGGACTTGATGTTAGGACTGTTAACCGTGTTCCTATATCAGGTGTATCTGCGACAGGTTCTGTAGGCACTATAAGTCCTAATGTAGATGAACCAATTGCTACAGGTGTAGAAGCAACTGCATCAGTAAACACTGTTCAAGTACATCTTAGTGAAAAGCTAGGTAGTGTATCTGCTACAGGTTCTATAGGCACAGTAGGAATCAGCAACACTGTAGGCTTAACAGGTGTTGTAGGTACTACAGCAGTAGAGCAAGTACAAATAAATGTTTTTGAGATAGATGTCTCAGAAAGACTTGAATCTGTTTCTGCTACAGGTACAATAGGCTCACTTACTGTTAATACTACTGCAGGTTTGACAGGGGTAGTTGGAACACTATCTGTAGGTACAATAGAACCACAAACCTTAGAAGCCTTAGAAAGTGTAAGTGCTACAGGTCAAATTGGAACTGTTAAGCCTAATGTTGCAGAAAGTGTAACAGGTGTTGTAGGAACATTTTCAGTAAACACTGTTACAGCAACAGGTACAGCCAATGTAACACCCACAGGTGTTGTAGGTACTACAGCAGTAGAACAAGTACAGGTAGATGGCTTTGAGATTGATGTTTCAGAACCACTTAATTCTGTGTCTGCAACAGGTGCGATAGGTTCTCTTAGAGTTAACATTACTGAAGATGTTACAGGTGTAATTGGTACATTCACAGTCGGTACTCCTACTGTTACAGGAGTTATTACTGTATTTACTGCATCAGACTATGACAGAAGAAATGTAGCTAATACCTTACCTAAACAAACAAGCTCACGAAGGAGGGCTGCTTAATGGCATTGAAATGGCCCGATAAAGATCCTGACGAACAGTTAGACTATTCAATAAATTGGAAACCTATTCTAGGTACTGATACAATAGCATCAGTTATTTGGAAAATATACGATGCAGATGGTGTGTTACAGACTTGGTCAAACAGTCAAATTGTAAATGGTTTACAGCTTGTTAGTCGAACCAACACAGATACAGTTGCTACAATATATCTAGGCAGTGGTACTGCTTTCACAACATATAAAATTGTGTGTCGTGTGACTGCTAGTGACGCCACTGTTCGTGAACAAGAAGTTCGTATAAGAGTCGTGGAGAAAAACTGATGGCTTACGATTATCTCTCCCTTACAAATGAAGTATGTCGCAGACTTAATGAGACAGAACTTACGTCTGTTAACTTTGCTACAGCCAATGGGTTTTACTCACAAGTTAAAGATGCGATAAACTCTGCAATTCGTGACATCAACCAAAAGCATTTTAGTTGGCCCTTCAACCACAACACAGATGACATAACTCTTACTGCGGGTGAGCTAAGATACCCTTTACCAGAGAATGCAAAGTACACCGATTTCGATACTGTTCGTATCTTACGTAATGCTTCACTTGATCTTAACGAAGCAAGAAGACTCAAACAGATGAGCTACGACGAATACGTGGACAGATTCATAGACCAAGAAGGTGAGACTGATACTACGAAAGGTACAGTTCCCGAATACATCGTTCGTTCACAAGACGGTGATCTTATTGTTGCACCTATGCCAGACAAAGCTTATACAATAGAGTATGAATTTTTTATGATCCCTGCAGATTTAGACACATACGATGACGTTCCAACAATACCATTCAGGTTCAAACACGTAATCGTAGATGGTGCAATGTATCACTCATATATGTTCAGAGACAATCTTGAATCAGCTACATTATCTCTCCGTAAGTTTGAAGATGGTCTGAAACAAATGAGAACTTTACTTGTTAACGAGAATATATACGCAAGGGCTGTTTAATGCCTGATAGGTGGCAGACACATTCGTTTGAGTTTAAGGGTGGCTTGATAACCAACCTATCCCCGTATCAACAGGGATTTCAAGCTCCCGGATCAGCAAGGATACTTCGTAACTTTGAACCGTCAATATTTGGTGGGTACACTCGAATAGAAGGATTTGAAAAGTTCGATACAAATGCCCTAAGTAACACAGGTGTTGTTAGAGGTATACATCGTTACGATGGAAATGTTTACGCTGTAAGAGGTGATGATCTATTTAGATCTACAGGTTCAGGATGGACACAGATAAGCGACAATGCTACCTACAATAGTGCAGGTGTCACGATAGGTGGATCAGGCAAGGTACGTTTTCTGAAGTACGACTTTGATGGTACAGAAAAACTTATGCTTGTAGATAGTACGGGCAAGCCTTACAGATTTGATGGTACTACGTTTGAACAACTATCTTCTTTACCAACTGATACGTCAGGCTCTAGCTTTATAGTTAATTTTAAGAACCACATTTTTCTTGGAAACGGTAAAAGTGTAGTTTTTTCTGCTCCTTATGCAGATACAGACTTTACAAGTGCGAGTGGCGGTGGTATAATAAACGTAGCTGATACAATAACAGGAATGATTGTTTTCCGAGATCAACTTATTGTATTTAGTGAAAATAGTATTAATGTAATTGCAGGAAGCAGTGTAGGAGACTTTCAACTAAAGCCAGTATCTCGTGACTTAGGTTGTGTAGGCGAAGATACAATACAAGAGATAGGTGGCGATATTATATTCTTAGGTCCTGATGGTCTAAGACTTTTTTCTGCTACAGATAGATTTGGTGATTTTAGTCTTGCATCTGTATCTAAAACAATACAAGTTGAGATACTTGATTTAATAAGTAGTAGTCCAGATGGTTTTACAAGTACAGTTATTCGTGAAAAAAGTCAATACAGAATATTTGGATACAACTCGACATATACCAACGATGCAGCAAAAGGGATTGGTGCAACTCAATTAGAAACTGGCATAGCATTCAACGATACACGTGGTATAAATGCTTTTGTAACTTACAGTGAGTACGACGGTTTCGCAGAAAGAATTTACTTTGGAAACGCAGATGGATTTATATACCAAATGGAACAAGGAAACACGTTTGCAGGCACAGACATACCTGCTACGTTTGCCACTCCGTTTATCCCATTGGGCGATCCGACTGTACGAAAGACAATATACAAGGGTGTAACATATTTAGATGTAAATGGCGACTTTGACCTTGAGTATTCTCTCAAGTTTGATTTTGACCAACCCGATAGTATTCAACCTGATTCGATACTATCAAGTGATGCCGCGGCCTCAATAACATACGGTTCAGGTATATATGGAACATCTTTGTTTGGGGTTAAGCAAAAAGCTACATATGAAGTGCAAACAATAGGTTCAGGATTTACAGTGTCGATATTATACGAAACAACAGGTGCAAACACAGACGCTGTTTTTACAATTGATGCTGCTACATTGCAGTATTCTACTAACGCTAGGAGATAAAAAATGGGAAACGGATACACCCGTAATGATACAGCAAATAACATTGCAGATGGTAACGTAATTAACGCATCCGATCTTGACGGCGAGTTTGATAAACTTCAGACTGCATTTGATGGTACTAGTGGACATTCACACGATGGTACGACAGGTGAAGGACCACAGATTGCTGCAGGAGGTATCGCAAGTAACGCTGTAACAACTGCAAAGATATTAGATGCTAATGTTACAACAGCCAAAATAGCCAACGATGCTGTCACACTTGGAACTAAAACATCAGGTAACTATGTGGCTGCAGGTGCGACATCAGGAACAGGCATAAGTGGTTCTGTATCATCTGAAGGTGGTACATTTACTGTTACATCAAATGCTACAAGTGCTAATACAGCAGGTACGATTGTTGCTCGTGATGGTAGTGGTAACTTTAGTGCAGGAAATGTAACTGTAGGAAACTTAATTACTTCAGGTAATGTAGATGGGCGTGACGTTTCTGCAGATGGCACAAAACTAGATGGCATTGAAGCAAGTGCTGATGTAACTGATAGCACGAATGTTGCTTCATCACTTACTGGCTTTACAACAGATACTTCCTTTATAGGTTCTGATTTAATACCAGTTTATGATGTATCTCAATCACGTTGGGAAAAAGGAACTATAACTAATGCTGCTTTAGCAGGTCCAACTGGTCCAACTGGTCCTACAGGTCCAACTGGTCCCGCAGGTCCCGCAGGTGCTACAGGTCCTACGGGGGCTACAGGTCCAAATGGTCCTACAGGTCCAAATGGTCCTACAGGTCCAACTGGCTCTACTGGTCCTACAGGTCCTACAGGTCCTGCAGGTGCTGATGCAACTTCACCAGTAGGAACTGTTATATGGCACGCAGCAAGTTCAGCACCATCAGGCTATTTAAAAGCAAATGGTGCTGCCGTATCTCGTACTACTTATTCTAGTTTATTTTCAGTTATTGGTACTACTTATGGTTCTGGAAACGGTTCTACAACTTTTAATGTGCCAGACCTTAGAGGTGAGTTTGTTAGAGGTTGGGATGATAGTCGTGGTGTAGATAGTGGAAGAGCTATAGGTACTAGTCAGGCACATGCAACTCAAAGTCATAGACACGCTCACGGTACAGATGGTACTGCTTATGTTGGTTCTTACAATGCTAATGGTGACACAGACGCAAATGGAACTACAATGGGTTCAGGTAATCAATCAGGTGTAGGTGGTTTTGCCAACAAGACAACCTCAGACATGTTGCCAATTATTGATGGTGGCACTGTACCCGCAGGTGGCTCAGAAACTAGACCACGTAACGTAGCGTTATTGGCTTGTATTAAATTTTAAATAAAAGGAGTCTTTTTATGCCACAATTAATAATAACAGAATTTCGTAATGTAAGGTCTACAAGCTCAGATAATTCCTCATTCAGTTTAGAAATTAATCACCCTGTAGATGGTTGGATATCACATGAAATAATTCCTCGTGAAGAACTTACAACTATAGATGATGAGAAATTACTTGGTGCTATTGGCACAAGTTTTTCTGCATACGTTCCACCTACACAAGCAGAGTTAGATGACGAGCTAAGTGCAAGTATTAGATTACAACGTGACCAAAAGTTAGCAGAAGAAGTAGACCCTATAGTAAGTAATCCTTTACGTTGGGCTGAACTTACAGAAGCTAAACAAACAGAGTGGACACAGTACAGGTTAGATTTGCTTAATCTACCACAACAAGCAGGATTTCCAAACACAGTAACATGGCCCACTAAACCATTATGATAAGGCAAAATTGGCAGATGTTTTCTAAAGGGATTTCGGAAACAATAGTTGATGAAATTATTAGTATTGCAGGTAAAACTATAGAAGCATCGACCTTCAATGATGGTGGAGATGATGTAAGAAAAAGTCGTGTTGCTTGGGTAGAAGATAAAAAAATTTTAAATTTGTTATATGACTTTGTAGATATGGCAAATAGAAATGTTTTCAACTTACATATTTACAAAAAGGCAGACATACAATTTACAGAATATTTAGCAACTGAAGGTGGTCATTATAACTGGCATCACGATATTGATTGGAATAGAAATGATGGGTTAGATAGAAAGTTGTCTGTAACTGTTCAGCTATCAAGTCCTGATGAGTATGAAGGTGGGGATTTTCTTTTTAATGAATGTCAATCTCCTTCACAAGCAAAAGAAAAAGGAACTGTGTTAATTTTTCCAAGTTACCTACAGCATAAAGTCAATTCAGTTACTAAAGGAGTTAGAAGGTCTT